TCGACAATCGGATTAACAAGCGTTTTCGCCTGTTTCTCACAGCGTTCATACCAACGACGCTTGTCATCGTTGTCGTTATTTAATACAATTTTCTTTGCTTTATTGTTATTGAGGTCCTCAAATATTCCACGCTTAGAGCGTGAACGGCTTTCGGCTCTGCGAACACCTGTCGCAATAGCCCTGTTTCTCCCCCCTTTTTCCTTTAGGACAGAGCAACAGTACCGCATTAATCGTGTTGGCGGTAACATTACCTGCGGTATCAGTGACCACATTGTCACCCTCTCACCCTTATACGTTGGTTTTTCGATAGTACATTTGATACCCTGCAACTCTAACTTTTTAAATGTATTTCTGATATGATACACCGTTTCGGGTGCATCTATTGTGGTATGATTATGTAAAACTTCAAAATCAATACCACTATTAATTGCCAACTGCAACAATACGTCACTATCCTTGCCGCCGCTATAACATAACAGCAACGGTGCATTATACATACGTTTTGAGGTTTCTGCTCCTAAACGTAACCTCTCAAATGCCATTTTCTCTATATCCATAAAATACACCTCGCCTACTTCAATCTCACCGGCAACACTAAATATGTTGTATTACCTGTATCATGTACATATACTGCTGACACTGCATTTGACATTTCAAGTGTAATAGTTTCACTGTCACACACTGAAATCATATCAATCAAATATTCACAGTTAAAACCTATCCTTAATTCACCCTCACATTCCGCCGCACAATCATCTTTGACCGTGCCTTTTTGTGTTTCCGCCTCAAGTTGTATTTTTTCATTACCAATAGACAAAACGACAGGTGTTTTCTGAAACTTTTTGCCGTCAAGCAACATATCAGTATTAAC